ATGGGCGACACAGTAAGCGGCAGCACGCAAACCGACCTGAGCCCGCACGGCAGAGACGGGACTATCACGGGCGCCACGGTGGTGGCGGGGCACATCGGCAACGCGTTGAGCTTCGACGGGATCAATGACTTCTTAGATACGGGGTTCACAGGATCTACGCTCACAAAAGGCGCCGTATCGCTTTGGGTGCCGCGGGACATTGATGTGTCCCATAACTTAGTGGCGAGGGCGTCATCAGCTGACAACTCTAACTTCGTAACGTTGCAGATCGAACTGACTACCGGGGAGATGAGGATAGTAGTCGACAATGCCACGGTGACCAGCGTCGTTTCGGGTAATGTGGCCATATCTGTCGGGGCTGCCTTCCACCATTTAGTCTTTCAATCGACGGGCACGGCTTGGGAGATGTTCCTCGATAGCGTTAAGCAGACATTGACCGTAGACGTGGGCAGTAACACGGGAGACTGGTTTGGTGACGTAGGGAATCTTAATATAAATTTAGCTCGATTGGCTCGAATTATTCCGGGCTTTAGCGACTCAATTATCGATCAAGTGCGGATCACTAGCGAGCCGTACACACAGGCAGAAGTAGACGCACTATTTAACGAGGGGGCGCCATGACCGATTATGTAGACATCAACGCACCGGGGCTGCCTATCAGCAGCGTCGGGCATTTCGCCAAGAAATACCCGCAGTTTAAGACGCTGCGCTCGCCACTGACCGCTGGCGTTATGGCGTATATCGGCGCCGCAGAGTACAGCGACGTGGTGGACGTAGGCGACGATGTGGCGACCGGCAACGCCGTGCTGATTGACGGCACGTATTACCGCGAATATCGGAGCTTTACGGCCGGAGAGATCGCAGCGGCGGCAGTCACACAGCGCGACGTGCAAGTGATGGCGATTCAGGTAACAACCGTCAGCGGCAAGGCGTTCGACGGCTGCGAAACCAGCCAGAACCGAATGGCCAGGGCTGTTGCAGTAGGGTCGGCGGGCGACTCGACCATGTGGCGGTTAGCTGATGACAGTTGGGTCAGTGTGACCTGGGAAGAACTGAAAGAGGCGCTGAAACTGGCGGGCACCGAACAAACCAACCTGTGGGACATCTAAAATGGCTGACACAATCGATTTTACCGATGAGCGGGTGATCCCCGATCTGCCCAAGGGGCTCTACTCCTTCGTGGCCTCCGTTACGACCGGGCCGATAGTTTTGCTGGTTAGCGATGACGGCGGCGCGAACTTCGTGGCGGTCACTGACGGGTCGTTTGCGGCAGACGCAGAGGGCACTATTCGTCTGGCTGAAGGGTTCGTTTACAAGGCCACCATGGGCGCGTCTGATACACTGCGACTGTCCCTGTCTGAGAGCGGGAAAGCCTAACTATGCCGGCATCGACGCAGCACCATGATTACATCAGCAACCTGCAACGCTGGGAGCTGGTGCGCGATTGCGTGGAAGGCGAGGACGCCATCAAGCTGCGCCGCGACCGGTCAGGCAGTCAGGCGCTTGGCGTCGGCCTGTTGACGGCTGACGGCACACGCTATCTGCCCGCACCAAACGCCCGCGACAGCTCGCAAGAGAACCTGGAGCGCTATCTGGCGTACCGGCTGCGGGCGTCGTTCGTCAACTTCACGGGATTCACCAAGGAAGGCTTGCTGGGCATGGTGTTCCGCAAGCCGGCGGTCATTGAACTGCCGACCGGGCTGGAGTTCCTGGAAGACAACGCGGATGGCGGCGGTACGGGCATTGTGCAGCTGCTGAAAGACGGCATCGCCGACACGATGGAAACGGGCCGCTATGGCCTGCTGACTGACTACCCCGAAGCGCCTGCCGGCCTGACGCAGGCGCAGGTCGAAGAGCGCGGGCTGCGCGCTACGATCAGCACGTACCCTGCAGAGTCGATCGTCAACTGGCGGTTTGAGACGGTCGGCACGATTACGATGCTGACTCTCGTTGTGCTGAAAGAGCTGGTCGACAAGGTCGAAGACGACTTCGAGGTCGAGCAGGTCACGTACCACCGTGCGCTTGTGCTGATTGACGGCGTATATGCGCAGCAGCTGTACGACGAGGACGATGAGCCGCTCGGCGAGATGATCATACCGACCAAGTCTGACGGCTCGACGTGGTCGATCATTCCGTTCCAGTTCATCGGCAGCCAGAATAACGACCCGACGCCGGATAAATCCGTACTGCTCGATCTGGCAAACGTGAACGTGAGCCACTACCGCAACAGCGCGGACTACGAGGAATCGTCTTTCATGGTCGGCCAGCCGACGCCGGTGATCTCCGGGCTGTCGCAGAGCTGGGTCGATGACATCTTGAAAGGCGGCGTAATGCTGGGCAGCCGCACGGCCATACTGCTGCCAGACGGCGGCAACGGCTCATTGCTGCAGGCGGATCCGAATTCCATGCCCGCAGTCGGTATGGAGCGGAAAGAACAGCAGATGATTATGATAGGCGCCCGGATCATTCAGGATTCGAGCGGCGTAGAGACAGCCGAAGCGGCAAAGATCCGGTTCGGCGGCCAGAACAGCAAACTGGCCATGCTGGCCGGTAATTGGGACGAGGCACTGACCACAGCCATCAAATGGGCGGGCGAGTTCCAGGGCACCTCTGACGAAGTGTCAGTCGTTACCAACAAGCAATATTTCGACGCCACCCTATCGCCGCAGGAAGTCACGGCAGGCGTGCAGCTACTCGACCGGGGGGCTATCGCTCAGTCTGACTTGCGCAGCCGACTGCGTAAAACCAGTTGGATCGAGCACGACCGCACCGACGAAGATATCGACGGCGAGAACGAGGGGCGTCCTCCGCTGTGACGGTCGCCGATTCGTTCCTGATCGATGCTTCTGCCCGGCACGCTGTGTTCCTGCAGCGGTTCGCGGGCGGGCTGTCCGGCGAGGTGCAGCAGATCCTTGACGAGATGCGCCAGGACATCGAGCGCATATTTGCCGCGCAGCCGACAGACCTGCGCGGCGATCGGGTGGCCGCTGTGCTGGGCCGCGCCCAGAGCGCCATAGAGCTACGGCTCAACAGCCTGTCGCAGCACGTCATCGAACAGATAACCGAACTGGCCGCAGATGAAGCGGCGTTCAGCGTTAACATGATTACCGAGGCGTCAACCGTTCCAGCGGTGCAGCCCCCGGCCGCCACTCTCAATGCGGCCGTACTGCGCACCGGCATGGCCGCGCCGGTTGGACCCGCAGAGCTGACCATCGATGAAGCACTCGCAGCGTTCAGCCGTGCCAAGTCCCGAGAGATCCGTCAGACCATTGCGGGCATGGTCGGCGAGGGCGCCACGCTGCCGGAGATCAGCCGTGTTGTGTCTGACCTGATCGACACCAGGCAGAAGCGCCACGCCGATACGCTTACCCGGACCATAGTCAACCACACGTCAAGCCGTGCCCGGCACGCCGCCCTAGAAGAGAATGCGGGGCTGCTGGAGGGGTACGAGTGGGTGGCCGTGCTGGATCTGCGCACGACGCTGATCTGTGGCGGGCGTGACGGCATGACCTACAGGGTCGGACGTGGGCCGCTCCCTCCGGCGCATTGGAATTGTGTCCTACCGGGCACGCTCATAACGTCCGCTGCGGGGGTTTCTGCCGTTTTTAAACGGGTATACGAAGGCGAAGTCGTCACCATTGAGACGGTTTCCGGTAATCAGCTCACCGTTACTCCAAATCATCCGATACTCACCGACGCAGGATGGGTCCGCGCTCATGCGCTGAACGTTGGCGACAAGTGCGTGAAACAGCGCAGGGCTAGCGGGGTTGGTGCGGTTGATAGTGACTATAATCGCCGGTTTTCCCGTGCCGAGGATGTATTTAAAACGTTCCTTGGATCGAGCGGCGTGGTCCCCAGTAAAGTGGTAGTTTCCGCCCCAGATTTCCACGGCGACGCCCGCGACAACGAAGTCGCAGAGGTAGGGACCGACTGCAACCTGCTGCATGAATTCTATACCGGCATCACGGAACTTGTCGGCGAAGTCCATCTCCAGCGCGGAGACGCGGGCCATAGTCAAGTCCCCGTCGAGAGTCGCGGCGCCTTTGCATCGTTCGGCAAAGCTGCGGACGCGGCCCCTGGCGGCAGCATTGGCGGCGCTGGCGAGGGCTCTGCGCTCGTCGGGGGTGGCCCGATCCATGCGGGCCTGCTGTTGCTCCCCGCGACCTCGGAGCGTGACGCCCCGTTCCCGCAGGATACGCTCGACGGGACGTGGACTGACGCCGAGCATATTCGCAATGCCCCGGACACCTATGCCGGAGGCGTATGTCTGGACAATATAATCGGCGTCAAGGTCAGTTCTTTTAGCGGGCATGTGTACAATCTCCAGACTGTTGATCATTGTTACTCTGCAAACGGCATTGTAACACATAACTGCCGTTCGACGATTGCGCCAGTAGTGGCAGAGGAGTTCCAGAAAAAGCGCCTGCCCGGCTTTAAGAAACCCACCGGCAAGATCACGCCCGAGACGACCTACGGCGAATGGCTGAAGCAACAGACGTCCGGTTTTCAGGATGAGGCGCTAGGGCCGACCCGCGCCAAGCTATTCCGCGAGGGCGGCTTGACGGTGGACCGATTCAGGAACGAGACGGGCGTCGTGTACACCCTGGAGCAGTTGCAGGCGCTGGAGCCGTTAGCATTCGAGCGGGCCAGCGTCGACGCCGTGGGCGCTCGCTTGGTTCCGCGTGCTAACGTGCCCGCCACATGACCCCCGTTTTGCTACTCGAATTTAACGAGCCAGTCTAAGATCCGGCCCATCCGGCTATTTCTGGTGTAACCGATATTTCCTGTAGCCAACCATTGAAATGGCGCGACCAGGGCGGCCAGAGGCCACACCCACACCATGTTGACCCGGTTGATCAGGGTTCGACTGCAGCTGTCGTATTTGTAAACAACATAATCCGAACCAGGGCCGCCATCCGCGTCACCTAGCAAGTGGTCTAGGACTTCAGACGCGGTTGCATCTTTTCCGGCTTCACTCAAGATTTGACGCTTCGTCCAATAGTTCTGCCTACGTTTTTTACTCTCTAACATGGCTAACTTCTCCGTGGCTGCGTAGTTAACTGACACAAATGACAATAACGCGCCGCCCAACCGACCGCAAGCGATTATTTCCACTTATTCGCGTAATGTTATAATATTACGTCAGGCGTTTGTGACGCCTTGGTTTGTGACCTAAACGACAGAGATTACTGATATGTCTTTAACTGAAGAAGAAGTTGCAGCACTGCAAGCTGAAAACGCCACGTTAACCACCAGTGTGGCCGACCTGACTACCAGTCAGACCGCCATGCAAGGCAAGATGGACACGCTACTCGACGAGACTAAGAAGGCGAAAGCCGACAAAACCAAGTCAGACGAAGCAGCGCGGAAGGCGGCGGACGAAGCAGCGGACAAGTCGGGAGACTACAAGCAGTTGCACAAGTCGAGCGAGGAAGGCCGCCTGGCGGCCCTAGCGGAGCGTGACGGACTACGCAGCAGCATCGCTAACGAGAAGCGCAACACGGCAGCCCTGAAGATCGCAACGGGGCTGGCAGATGGGCATAACGTGGAACTGCTGGCGAACATTATCAGCGGTCGGCTGAAGCCCACCGACGAAGGCGTTAAGGTGTTGGACGCATCGGGTAACCTGACCATTTCGACGCTCGACGATCTGAGCACGGAGGTTAAGAACGACGTGCGGCTCGCGTCACTTCTTAAAGGCAATCAATCCGGCGGCGGCGGTGCCAACGGCGGGGGCAAGGAGAGCAGCGGCGGCGATAAGACGATGCCCCGCGCAGAATTTGAACAACTGAACGCCGTTGACCGGATGAAATTTCATAAGGACGGCGGCACAACATATGACTGACGAATAGGCACAAACCATGGCTAACACACTGACAAACCTGTCGCCGGACCTCTATGAGGCGCTGGACATCGTATCGCGGGAGCTGGTGGGGTTCATCCCATCGGCAACCCTTGACTCTGGCGTTGAGCGCGCCGCTGTCGGACAGACCGTCCGCAGCTTCGTAGCGCCCGCATCCGTTGCGTCGGATATCACCCCGGCGGTAACCGCACCGAACGACGGCGATCAGGTGATCGGCAACGAAGTGATCACGATCAGCAAGTCTCGCGGGGTTCCGTTCCGCTGGAATGGCGAAGAGCAGAAGGGCGTGAACCACGGCCCCGGCTACTCTGCTATCCGGCTGAACCAGATTACGCAGGCTATGCGGACTCTGACCAACGAGATCGAGGCAGATGCCGCAGCGACGTTTATCCGCGCTTCGCGGGCATTCGGTACTGCCGGCACCACCCCGTTCGCTTCTGACCTGTCCGATACCGCCCAGATCCGTAAGATCCTGAGCGACAACGGCGCACCGGTCGCGGGCGGATGGAACGCGGTATTTGATACCACCGCAGGCGCTAAGATGCGGACTCTGGCCCAGCTCACCAAGGCGAACGAAGGTGGCGAAACGTCACTGCTGCGCCAAGGCGAGCTGGTCAACGTTCACGGCGGTTCGCTCCGTGAATCTGCGCAGGTCAAGGCGCACACCAAGGGCACCGGCACGTCGTACACCTCCGACACCGCAGGCTATGCGATCGGTGCCACCGTGATTACGTTGATCACCGGTACCGGCGACGTGGAGGTGGGCGACGTGGTGACCTTCGCGGGCGACGCCAATAAGTACGTTGTCTCTTTGGGTACTGTTGGTGCTGGGCCCATCACCATCGGCGCTCCTGGCCTGCGGGAGCCTATCGCGGCATCTGCGGTGGCCATGACTATCGGCGCGGACTATACCGCTAACCTTGCGTTCACTCCTGACGCCTTGGTTATCGCCACCCGCGTACCCGAACGCCCCGAGGAAGGCGACCAGGCGGATGACGTGATGATGATCACCGATCCGCGCTCTGGGCTGACATTTGAGATCGCGCTGTATAAGCAGTACCGCCAAGTGCGGTATGAGCTGTCCGCCGCGTGGGGCCAAGCGCTCGTGAAGCCTGAGCACTCGGCGATCCTGCTGGGCTAATTGGACTGGCCGCCCAGAGCATCGGGCGGCTTTTTACCTTCTACAGGAGCACAGCACATGAGTCACGGAAAATGCCCGACAATACGGGCTAGCGATGGCGAAGGCAGTTTCGTCGTCATCAACGAATCGGATTTCAACGCAGACGAACACGAGCTGTTCGACGCTGCGGCGCCTGCACTGAGCAAGGGTACTGTCGACTGGTACAAAGCCGAGCTTACCGCGCACAGCGTAGAGTTTGACGACGACGCTAAGAAAGCCGACCTCAAACGCCTGCACGACGTAATGACAGCGAACGACGACTAGTGGCCCGCACTGAGACCCCGCCACCGCTGAAGAAGACGGCGCCATTTTGGCGGACTGTGGTCGACGGTATCTGGCTGGATATCCTTGACGACTGGGCAGCAGCGTTCGAGACGTCCGACCGGGGCACGACGGGCCTCGGGGTGTTCGTACAGGACCAGACAACCGAGATGCTAGACCTCGATTTTCTGCAAGAGGTCAAAACGGGCCTTACGCTTGCGGTTGATTCAGTCGCAGACTCTCGGGACATAGTGCTGACGGCAGGCCACGGCATGGTAACGGGCGTTTTTCCTGCGGGCGATGTCGGTACGGTTTTAGAGATAGGGAGCACCGTAACGGGGCGGTTCGTACAAGCGAAAGTCTTGGCGGTTGTGGGGGACACTATCACCATCAACCAGCTCGTCGGGGGCGTGTTCCCTGCGGGTTCACCGGTAAACACTGGCAACAGGAATCTGGCGCTCGCTGATGGCTCGGCCACTCCGGTGGTATTCAGGGTCGAGCCGTCACCAGTGCAAGAGGGCGACATAACCCGTATAGTTATCGCAATCATCGGCCCCAGTGCGATGGATTTCGCAGGCTTCGGGTCTGACGTCCCTCTGCCGGTAGGCATACTGTTTCGGGTTAGACGGGGTGACGGGTCATTCAAGAACCTGCGGACGGTAGACAGGAACCTGGAGGGCTCCCTATGGGGGTTCGATAATAGCGTCTTCGTTCCTAAAACGGGCAATACCGCGCACGGCATTGCGTTTCGTGTGACGTTCGCAGGGCAGGACAAGCACGGCGTAACGGCCAGGCTAGATGGCGCCCTCGGAGTGGGGGAGCAGCTGGAGGCGGTGGTGCTGGACAACATGATCACAGGCGCTAATACTGAGATCCGTATCATAGCTCAAGGGTCGGAACTTCAAGGGGAGTAAACCATGGCAGCAATCACAGGCACAAGCATTCGGGGCGTCGGCGCCCAAGCGGCAACGATAACGACGCTCGGCGCGTCCGACACGCTGACGTATAACGCGGGCAAGTCGCCTATCCTGATTCTCGACAACGTAACGGGCGGCGCGCTGACCCCGAACATCGACGGCGACGGCGGCACCACGCTGGAGTCTGACGAGCTGGGCAGCGTTGACGTTAGCGGTGGCCTGACCCTGGCGTCAATCGGGGCCGGCGATACGGTAGCGTTGCGGCTGAATACGATTAACGCGTACCTGCAGGGCATCGTGACGGTTACCGGCGGCACAGGCATCGAAGCGATCCTCCTGGAGTTCTGAGCATGGGCAAGACTAAGTCACTAATAAAAGCCGTCGGCACGGCGCCATGGTTCTTTAAAGCGTCGTGGCGGTATGCGACGACTCGGGCATTCTCGTCAAAACTCGAATATGTGGCCGGGGTGCTGCCCGCGTGGGTGCGTTTTACCGTGGCAATGTATAAAGACTGCCGGAGCGCGTGATATGGCGACCATCGTAGTCGAGGACGGCACAGGGCTGGCGAACAGCAACAGCTACGCCAGCGAGGCGCAGTTGACCACGTATGCGGCCGATCGGAACGTGACGG